GTCCTTGTTGGCCTCGTAGTACGCCCGCTGCTTCTCGGCGATCTCGTCCTTGTTGGCCTCGCGGTACGCCCGCTGCTTCTCGGCGATCTCGTCCTTGTTGGCCTCGTAGTACGCCCGCTTCTTCTCGGCGATCTCGTCCTTGTTGGCCTCGTAGTACGCCCGCTGCTTCTCGGCGATCCGTCGTCCATAGTTGATGTCCCCCGTGACCCCGTGCTGGTAGTGACGATGCGCGCCCAGGCCCTGTGGCGCGGCGGCGACGTACCCACACTCGGGGCACGTCAGGTCAGCGGCGTCGGCTGGCCGGTCGGTCATGTCGTGCTCGGCCGCGCTCACCGCTGTGCCTCGCGCATCTCGACCTCGGGTCGGTCGAGGATGAACGGCGAGGGCGGGTCGATCGCGATGCGCCCCATCACGCCAGCGGTCACCGCAAGCGACAACGAGCCCAGCCATAGCCGGGCCAGGACGGGACGGGGCGCGCTCACGCGTTCACTCCGAGCTGCAGCTGCCCGGCGTCGGCCGAGGCGACCTCGGTGGTCTCCGCGGTGCGGACCACGACGCGGACACCCGGGGCCATGGCGACGTCAACGTGGGCCCACACCTTGCGGACGCGGGCGTCGACGATCTGCGAGTCGTCGCGCCACACCACGTGGGTGAGCGAGTCGTTGACGGCGCGGACGAGCTTGTCGTAGTCGGGGCGCTTGACCGGCCAGGTCCGCCTGCTCTTGGGGTGCGACCCGGGGCGCGGGAGAGCGAACGTCACGAGCGTCTCGATCGGCCCGTCGACAGGAGGCCGCCCGGCCATGGCCTCGATGGCGGCCTGCTGGACGGTGGCGCGCCAGTCGCGGTGTCCGGCCTGGTTGGTCTCGGTCATCACGGCGCGGCCGTTGGCGATGAACGCCCGCTTCGAGCCCTGGGGACGCGGGGTGCCGATGGCAGTGAAGTCGACGATGACGGTCACCGGACGGGCTCCCGATCGACCACGAGGGGGATGTCCATGCGGCCGGCGCGCTCGAGACCGCGCCGGTAGGCCTCGCTGGCGATGATGGGCCCACAGGTCGGGCAGGTCCGAGGGTCGTGCACGGGCTGCGTCGAGATCACGGGGTGGTCGCCTCGAGCTCGTCGCCGCCGGCGAGGGCCCACGGGTCAGGGGTGCCGAGCTCGTCGCACTCGCGGCACTCCCCGTCGCTGCTGTGGTGCCCGCACGGCAGACGCTCGGACGGGCTGTGCCCGCCGACGCCGTCGTGGTCCCAGTGCGCGACGGTCATGGAGCGCCGACGGGCTCGACAGGCGCAGCTTCGAGGTCGGGGTGGCAGGTGGCGACGTGCTTGGCGACGTCGACGAACGAGCGCTTGCAGCCCGGCGCCGGGCACACGCCCTTGGCCGCGCGCTTCTTCGTCTTGGCGGCGGCCCCCTTGTAGCCGTTGGCTCGGCGGCGCTCGTGCTCGGCGTCCGCCTCGGCCTGGTCGCGACGGGCCCGTTCGGCCGCCAGCTTCCGCTCCGTGGCGTCGAGCTGCTCCTGGAGCTTCTCGGCGTCGCTCTTGCCGGTGAACCACCACGTGTGGCCGCTCGGGCAGTAGAGCTTGTTGCGCGGCCCTGGGTTCTCGAGCGCGCGCTGGCGGAGGCCGGCGGGTATCCCGTGCTTGCAGCCACACGTCGGGCACTCCTCGACGATCAGCTGCTCGGTGTAGGTCAGGGTCGTGCCCATCAGGGCTCCTCTCGGTAGGGCACCGCGCAGGCGGTGTTGTGCGGGTCGAGGCAGGGCTCCGGGCCCTGCAGGCCGAGCAGCACGAGCGCGCCGAGGAACGCGACGCCGGCGATCCAGTAGACGACCCGGTCCTGCCGGGTCACGCGTCCTCGGCCTCCACTGCGGCCTTCTCGGCCTCGCACTTGGAGCAGCCGACGACGAGCCCGCCGGCGTGGTCGCCGGCGTCGTGTGCGGCGTCGACCGCGGCGTCATCGATGCGGCCCTGGCCGGCCTCGGCGTCCTTGCGGCGCTGCTCCTCGGCCTTGGCCTTCTCGATGCGCTCGGCCTGCGCAGCGAGGGCCTCCTCGAACACGTCGCCGTCGACGATCGTCGCGGAGGTCGTCTCGAGGATGTGGACGCGCCGCCACCCGTCAGAGTCCTTGACGGGGTCGTGGCGGATCTTCTGGACCTTGCAGCGCAGCAGCACCATGGACTCGTCGTCCTTGTGCATGACGATCGGGTCGATCGCCAAGGCGTCGCGCAGGCCGCCGGCGGCGGAGGGGATCTCGATGCCGACGGACTCGACGGCGTCGCCTTCGAAGTCGCCGAGGGTGGTGTCAGCGGCGGTGGTCATGGGGTGCCTCCTCAGGCGGGTTGGGTCTCGGGCTGGTCGACGACGGGCAGGCCGCCGTTCACGAGCGCTGGGATCGGCCAGCCCGGTGGCTCGTCGAACGCCAGGTCGCCGTTCTTGTGCTTCCAGTCGACGAAGTCGACGCGCTGGCGTTCGTGACCGCGGACCTGCCGCAGGTATGCGGAGGCGAGGGAGTGCTCCCCCACCTTCGGGTGCCTGGCGACGATCGCCCGCATGACCCGGGCCGCAGCGATGGCGTCGGCGAGCGCGCCGTGGGCGTCAGCCTCGTCGAGCTCCACCGCGTAGTGCTGGGCGACAAGCGTGAGCTTGCGCTTGCCCTTCCGGTAGCGCTCGACCATCCGGTCGATCAGGTAGGGGTCGAGCACGGGCGCGAGGAACGGGAAGTCGACGCCGTGGCGCTCTGCCTCCGAGAGCATGAGCGGCCAGTCGAACCGCATGTTGAACCCGATGACTGGGCGGTAGCCGTGGGCGAAGATCCGGCGTGCGACCTCCGTGAGCGCGACGGCCGGGGCGATGCCCTCGTCACGTGCTCGGGCGGTGGTGATGCCGTGGATCGCGGCGACCTCGTCGGAGATCTCGACGCCGGGGTCGACGATCGTGTTGTAGGACTCGCCGATGGTGCCGTCGGGGCGGACCTCGACGCAGGCGATCTCGACGATGCGGTCGGACCACACGTCGACGCCTGTGGTCTCGCAGTCGACGGCGAGCCAGGTGTCGTCGACCCACGAGGCGGTCACGGTTCCCACCACCCGTCGTCACCGAACGCGTCCTCGAACTCCCGCCGGCGCCGCTCGATCTCGCGGGGGTCGACGAGCTGGATCTTCTGGTACCCGGTCTCGGCCTGGTGCGTCTGGTTGCGCTCGAAGGTCTCGCGACGCTCCTCGAGCGGCCGGCCGGCCTCGAGCTCGACGAGGCGGCGCATGAGCGGCGTCTGCTCCAGCCACTCCTCTGCCTCGGCCGGGGTGAACTCGTCCTGGGTGACATCGTGAGCGACGGCGTAGAGGACGACGACGTTGCGCCGCAGGAACGGGATGAGGTTGGCCCGGTGGTGACGGTCCATGTCGACGAGGGGCTCGCCGCGGATCCAACGCTCGTCCTGGTCGAGCGCGGCGGGCAAAGCGAGGACGGGTGCCACGGCCATCACCCGTCCCACCCGGGCTCGGGCTCGAAGGGCTCCTCGCCCGGGGCGTACTGCGGCTCGTCCTCGTCACCGGGCTCGACGATCTCGGCGTCGATGATGTCGGAGTCGATGTACCCGTCGGTGTCGGCGCCGGCAGGCAGATCAGGAGCGTCGATGCGGGGCCCCTCGATTGCGACGTCGCGCGCGATGCGTAGCTGCTCCCGGATGTACTCCGACGACGTGGGCGCCCACTTGCGAAGCTGGCGCACCGCGGACTTGAGCCACATCGCGGGCTCGTCGGTCTGCCACGGCGAGTACTTCGAATCTGAGCCAGCGGACTTCGCCTTGATCCGGTTGATCGACTCGCGGTTGAGGACGACGACCTTGGACGTGGCGCCGTCCTTCATCACCGCGTAGGCGTAGACGAGGCGCAGGTCGCCGCGGTCGGCGGAGTCCCAGTCGATCTCGTGGATCGGGCGCTCGTCGCGGCCCGGCGAGTACTGGAACCGGTCGTTCGTGTAGACGCACTCCGCGACGACGGACGACACGGCACCGGCTCGGTAGAAGAGCTCGATGATGCCCTGGTAGCCGACGATCCCGAGGATCTCGGTCTTGCCGTTCACCTTCCGGGGGGTGAGGTAGTACTCCTCGGTGCCGGGCTCGAGGCCGAGGCGGGCGCAGTCGAGGAGCGCCGCCATGAAGGCGCCGGTGTTGTTGAGCGCGGCGGCCTCGAGCTCGGTCTGCCCGGACGGGAGGCGCTTGCCCTTCTTGAGCGCACCCTGCGCGAGTCGGACCCAGGTCTCGGCCTTGATGTGCGACGGGAGGACAGCGGCGAAGTCGGCGGCGTACTGCGCGACCATCTTCTTGGGTGTGAGGACGGCGAGGGCCTGCCCGGTGGGGGTAGCTCCGTTGTCTGTGGCGGTCTCGGTGGTGCTCATGCTGCGACGCTCCTTGCGAGGTCGTGGAGGTTCCGCTCGGCCTGGACGTAGGGCGTGCCCTCGCCTCGGGCGCGGCGGGTGGCGATGGTCTGGCCGTCCCAGAGGGCGCGCTTGGCGTTGCCCATGGCGTCGGCGATGAGGGACTTGGCGAGCTGCTCCTGGGCTTCGGCGTCGTGGACGGCGAGGCGGGCAGCGAGGTAGGCGTGGGCGACGTCGTTGTCGAGCTCGACGTCGGCCTCGTCGATGAGCGGGTGCATCTCCCGGATGACCTGGTACGTGGCCGAGTGCGCGTCGATGTCGGGGAGCACGCCGGCAGCGATCGTGTCGAGGAACTCGACCGTGGCGGCGCGCAGTTCCTCGGCCTCGGCCTGGTCGTAGAGCACGTGGTACTCGCGGTAGTCGCAGCCACCGACGAGGACAGCGACATCGGCCCGCTCGTAGCTGAGGCAGTCGAGATACCAGAGGACCTGGGTCCGGTAGTACACGGGGATCTCGTCCGTGCCGGGCTCGCCCCAGCCGTCACCGAACATCGAGAACTTCACCTCGACGACCCGCTCGGCGGTGAGGAGGTCGGGGTTGGCGATCTGCCACGGACGCTCGTCGTTGGCGAACGTGCCGTTGAGGGTCCGGTAGTCGAGCTCGGGGTGCTCGTCGCGGTACTTGGCGAGGATCACCGGCTCGAGGCGCTTGCCCCACTCCATCTCAGGAGACTCCTGGACAGGACCGACGTAGCCGGCCTTGCGGTGCCACAGCGAGAACCGCGACTCGAACGGTGAGAGGCCGAGGATGGGGGCGACCTCGGATCCGCCGATGCCGTTGGCGCGGGCGGCGTTCCACTCGGCCGAGCCGGGCTCGAAGTGACCGATCAGCGTGGCGGTCACGGGATCAGCCCCCGGGCGTCGAGGCCGGCCATGCGCAGGCATGCCGGTGCACCGCATGTCCCTTCGACGAGGACCTCGTAGTCAGGGTCGAGCCTCGCCCCGCAGTAGCACCGGAGCGGAGGCGACGCGTGCGGGCAAGCGAGGAAGCACCACTCGTCGTGGCCGCTCTCCTGCGCGTCGTCGGCGATGAGGATCCGGGCGCCCATCACCGCGCACCGGCCTTGCGAAGCGCCTCATCCATCTCAGCGAGCGCGAGCTCGGCGTCGTGGCGGCGGAGCTGCTCCTCGACGAGCTTGTCGCCGAGGTCGTGCCACCAGGAGATCGCGTCGTCAAGGGTCGACCAGTGGAGCGACAGCCCGTAGCCGAGACCGGCGGGGTGGATGGTGGCGGTCTCGTGTTCGTGACCGGTGAGAGCGGCGCGTGCGTCGCTGCGAAGGGTCGCCTGAACCCCGATGGGGCTGATGTCCATGACCTAACCTCTGTGGTGTCGGGACGCCGTCGGGCCGCTCTTGGAGGGGAGGCCTGACGGCGTCTTGCTGTTGGTGATCCGGTGGTGGATCCGGCCGAGCGCGCGGAGGGCCTCGGGGCCCGCCGGTGCGAACACGGCTCGTGGAGCGAGCCCCTCGACACGGCCGTCACCAAGTCGACCCTGGGTCCGTGGCGTGTCGAGGGGCGGCACCTGCCCGAGCTCCGAGAGGAGCACCGAACCGGCGATGGAGAGGGTCGTCACAGCGGACGCCCCTGATCGAAGGCGGTGAGCGGGACGGTCCATGCCGGGTGGCGGCCGTGCATGAAGGGCCGGTGGGACCGGTCGACGACGCCGTCGAGGGTGACGGTGAGCCACTCCCCCGGCGCGACCCGCCGGACCCGGACGGCGCCGGAGCCGGCGTGCAGCCACTCCTCGGTCGCGCCGAGAGCGGCCAGGTGGCGGAGGGCGACGATGACCTCGAGGTCGGCGTCGCTGTAGCGGCGGCGCTTGCCGGAGCCGAGGGCGTGATGGTCCTCACCGAGCAGGCCGCCGCGGCCCCAGTAGTCGAGCTGACGCTTCGTCGCACCGGTGCGGTCGACGGCCCAGCCCGTGGAACGCTCGAGCGGACCGATCCCGGCGCGGTGGCCGCCGCCGGAGCGCGTAGAAACGCGTGGCGTGGAGGACATGAGTGCGGTCACGACGCACTCCTCGCGGGGGTGGCAGCGTTCTCCTCGAGCCAGCGGTGGAGGGCGGCCTTCGGGAAGAGGATCCGGCTGCCGAGCTCAAGACGCGGCGGGCCCTGGCCACGCTTGGCCACCCGATACAGGTGGGACCGCGAGACGCCGAGGACCTGGGCCGCCTCGGCCACCGTGTAGGCGAGGGCGCCGTTCACGCGGCCACCATCGGGAAGACGACGCCGTGCTCAGCGTCGAGGGCCTTGGCCGCGGCGATCTGCTTGTGGGGCCGCGGGGTGGTCTCGCCCCTCTCCCACTGGCCGACGGCGGCCTCGGACACGTCACAGGCCAGGGCGAGCTCGGCGCGGGTCATGCCGCGGAGCTCGCGGAGACGGCTGATGTTGCGACCCCACAGCTGGCGGAGGCGCACGGCAGGGTCCGGTTCGGTGCCGATCTGGGTCACGGGCGCATTCACAAGGACCACTTGTAACCCATGGGGCGTCCTTGTGCAAGGGCAACTTGTGATTAATCGGCGGCGCCTGCGGCCGACAGTGAACTACAGGCAGGGAACTACAGTCGCAAGCAACACTTTTCTTTGGCCGTGGACAGCCCTCGGGTGGTCACGGAGAGTGCGCACCACGATGGCCACCCCCGACCCCCGCCTCGAGCTCTTCGCCACCGAGCTCAACCAGTGGCGCAAGGCCCGCGAGTGGTCCTACGCGCACGTCGCCAGCGTCCTCGCCCAGGACGAGGCCATCACGGTGACGGGGAGCGCGGTCGGTGAGTGGTGCCGTGGCGAGTCCGAGCCGTCCCGGGACAAGGTTTTCGCCCTCGAGCGGATCTTCGACCTGTTCCCGGGCCACTTCACCCGGCTCCTCGGGTACGAACCGCCGACTGAGGTCACGGGCAAGGCTTCGGTGAAGGGTGGAGGCAAGGCGGGCGGCCGAGGCGTACGAATCAGCGCGTCGGGGGTCGATCTCGACGAGCTGCGCCGGCTGGACCCTGAGGCCTACCAGGCGATCATCCGCCAGGCGGAGATCGCTCTCGATCGGGCACGTGACCGCCGCAAGGGATGACCGTCACACCCCGGTCGTAGCGTCCGGAGGATGGCGGAGAGGCCGTGGCGGGTGCTCAGGGAGCGCCCCGAGATCGAGTTCGTGCTGTGCGACCTGCCCCCTGGGGTCAAGGCGATCCACGCGCGCCGTGGCCCGGATCGGGCCATCCTCGTCAGTCGGAGGCTCGACCCGGCCGAGCGCCTGGCCGCGATCTGCCATGAGCTCCACCATGACGACCGAGGTGGTGGCTGCCACGATCCCGATGCCCCTCCCCTGCTCCGGGTCGTCACGCTCCGCGAGGAGCGCCACGTCGAGGCGCTGGTCGCAGACGAGCTCTTGCCGCCTGAGCAGCTCGAGCGGTATGTCCGCCGGCGCGCCGAGGAGGGAATGGTGCTCGCGCGCGACGTGGCCGAGGACTTCGAGGTTCCTATCGAGGTCGCAGACTTGGCGCTGCGCCGGCTGGCCGCCGGCTTCTAGTCCGCCCGCTACCAGCGGCGCTACCGGATGCCCGCTCAGACGGCCCTCGCACTGGACCGCGCCCACGGGAACAGAAGAACGGTGCGACACGCAGACACGGGGCGCGACAGGCCTGGACCAGCGTTGGTCTCTTCACACGGCAGAGGCCAGGGGTTCGAGTCCCTTTGCGCCCACCCTGGTCAGAGCCCCGCGAGGGCAAGTCGCCCGGCCAGTTTGCTACCGGGCGGCTACCAGGTCGCCAGCGGACGGCCTGTCACACCCCCGTGCCTACGGTCGGTGAGCGATGAGCCGTGGCCACATCCGACGACGCGGCGACGCCTGGGAGATCCGGGTCAGCGCCGGGTCCCACCCCGTCACCGGGCGGCGGCGCCTCGTGTCGCGCACCGTCCGTGGCCGGCGCGAGGACGCCGAGCGGGCCCTCACGAAGCTCCTGGCCGAGCTCGACGCCGGCGCCCACCGAGGCCCCGACACGGCCCTGACCGTGCTTCTGGACCGGTGGTGGACGCACTCCTCCCCCACATGGGCGCCGGCCACCCGCCGCGGGTACGCCACCTACCGGCGCCTCTACCTCGAGCCCCACGGCGACCGGGCCATCTCGAAGATCACACCGGACTGGCTCGACCTGCTCTACGCCCAGCTGCTCCAGCGCCTTGCGCCGGCGACCGTCTACAAGGTCCACGTCATGCTCCACGACGCCCTCGACGACGCCGTGCGGTGGGGCTGGCTGCCCTGGAACCCGGCCGACCGGGCCGAGCCCCCATCCGTGCGACGACGGCCCGTGAAGGTCCCTGCCCGAGCGGCCGTCGCTGAGGCCGTGGCCACCGTGGCCAGGGTCGACCCCGACTTCGCCGCGCTCCTCCACCTCGAGGCCGTCGTCGGCGCACGCCGAGCCGAGCTCGTGGGCCTGCGATGGAGCGACCTCCACGACGGGCTCCTCACGATTCAGCGCACCGTGGTCCGCGATGAGCGCGGCCGGCTCGTCGTCCAGGAGGACACGAAGAGCCACCGGGCCCGGCGGCTCGCCCTGGACGCCGGGACGCTGCAGGTCCTCGACGAGCACCGCCTGCGATGGAAGGACCGAGGCCGTCAGCTCGAGGTCGAGATCGACGGTGGCTACGTCTTCCCACGGTCGGACGCCGAGCCGTTCACGCCGATGTCACCCGACGCGCTCAGCCTCCGCTGGCGCCGCTGGCGGGGCCGCCTCGGGCTCGAGGGAGTCCGGCTCCACGCGTTCCGTCACGCCATGTGCACCTACCTCCTGGATCAAGGGATCCCGGTACACGACGTCGCCGCCCGGGCCGGCCATGCGAACGCCAACGTCACCCTGGCCATCTACACCCACCCCGGCACCGAGGGCGCCCGGCGCGCCGGCGATGCGGCCGGGCTCTGAGCGCGGCAGGATGACGACCTCATGAGCCGGGCCCAGACCGCCATCATCGCCGTGCTCCTGACGCTGCTGATCGGCGTCGGCGCGACGGCCGGCTGGCTGTGGTGGGACGCCCGCGACACGCGGGACTACCCGGACAGCGTCCGGGATGCCTTCCTGGTTAGCTGCGCCGGGTTCAGCCGGGGGGCCAGCACCGAGGACTTCTGCGGGTGCACTCTCGACGAGGTCGAAGACCGCGCCGAGCTGAGCCGGTACTTGGCCATCGAGCAGGCATTGCTCAGCGGCGGCCCGATGCCGCGGCTCCTCGTCCAGGCGGCACGCTCGTGCGACGAGAACTGGGTGGACCCCTTGTCCGGCGGCGACGCCGCAGCCCCTCCGGGTGACCCGACGGACTCGGACCCAGTCGCGAACATCGATCCGCCTGACTCGACCGACCCTGATGCCCACTACGCGACCGACGAGCTGTCCTGGGTGTTCCTTGACCCTGAGCCGGGACGGTGGGTGACGACCGACGGTGCTGCGTGCCGGTGGGAGCTGCTCGATCTCGCCGGTCAGGTCTACAACGGCAGCTCGGGTGCCGAGATCCTGATCGATCCCGCGGGTACGGCGGCGCTTCGTACGGAGTCGGGGTGCCGCTGGGTGCCGGCCTAGGCCTGTCACACCCGGTTCGTAGCGTGACCTCATGGCTCGTACTGGACCTCTCGGACCGACGTTGCGTCGGCTGCGTGGCTACCGGCCGGTGCCCGCCGGCGTCGACGTAGAGCTGCTCGAGGCGATCGAGGCGGGTCGGGTGGTGCCGTCGGAGGCGACGCTGATCCAGCTGGCCAGGTCGTTGGGCCTGGACCTGGTCGCCGAGGGCGAGCTCGAGAGCGCGCGGCGACGGACGGCGTCGATGGTGCGGGCGAACCCGTGGATGGCGGCCAACCGTCGACGGGTGGGCTGAGCCCGCGCGACGATCGGCTCGTGGTGTGGGCTACGGGGCCTCGTGGGGATCTGCGGGCGGTGGCGCATCGGATGGCTCCTGGGCCTCCTGGCCGCCCGGAGACGCCGGTGTGTGGCCGGTCGACGGACGGTCTGTGGCTGCGGGCGTGGACGTCGTGGGAGGCGGTACCCAGCGGGCGAAGATGCGCCATCTGCGCTGGTGCCGAGCTGCTCGTAGGAGCCGGTTCCTGAGGTCGGTCTCGAAGGCCATCACCAGGTACTTGCCGCGAGGGCGCCCACGTGTTTCAGACGGGCCTAGGCGGCTCGGATGACTTCGAGCGCCCAGCCTCGGACGGTGAACGATGCTGCCGCGGCGGCGGTGCCCATCTCGATGGTGAACACGAGGTTCTTCGCGGACGTCAGGTCTTCGGCGAGGCTCTCGTTGCGGCCGACGAACGACATGAGGAGGGCCCCGTTGGCTGCCACGGCCCCGTCGGCGGCGACGCCGCCCTGCAGCGAGATCACGCCCGCTCGTTGCGAGGAGGCCGGGTTGCCGACCACGATCTCGACGGTGGAGTGGAACGCTGCTCCCAGGGCGTTGGTGGTCTGGTTGTTGGGGGTCCTGCTCAGGAACGTCGTGGCTCCGAGCTTCCACCTTGGGCTGTAGGTGACGCTCGCCCCCGAGTTGTTCAGGAGCGTGCCGAACATGGTGAGGCGAAGCATGTCCCCGGCAACCAGATCGGTCGGGACCGCGGCGGTGATGAGCGTCGTCTCGACCACCGTGTTGATGACGGTGGAGTCGACACCAGATGCGACGATGACGGACCGGGGCTGCGCGTACTCCAAGGCGGTGGCGGCCGCGTTCACGCGTAGCTGCCGCTTGGCGGCGCCGAGGCTGGTCAGCGCGGTGCCGCCCTCGGTGACTGGGAGGGCGGCCTGACGCTCCCCCACCAGCGCGTCGGCGACCGCTGTGCCCCACGGGAGGGACGTGCGGGCGGCGAGGGCCTCGAGCACCTTGCGGTAGGCGTGCTGGGTGCCGATGTCGTTGAGGTGGGCGCCGTCGGCGCCAAGCATCGTCGCCGAGTCGAACCCGTCGTTCAGGTTGACGACCACCGCGTAGCCGATCCCGGCGGCGGCGGCGTCGAGCGCCGCGGACCAGGCGTCCCATTCGGGCTGGGTGGCGAACACCGGGAGTCGCGGAGCCTTGAGGACCACCGCCAGGGGCGGTGTGGCGGAGGGGACCATGGCGCAGTCGGTGAGGACCACCCCGGTGCCGGCGCCGATCGGCGAGTTGGCGCCGGCGACGATCTCGACGGTGTGCAGTGCGTTGGTGAGCCCGGAGATCTCGACGACGAACGTGTTGATCCCGCCGTGCGCGAACGCCGACCAGGCCGCCGCGGTCGCGAGTCGGGTGGGGTCGAGGCCGGAGACGACGGTGACGGTGTCGACGACGATGTCGATGAGCCGGCCGCGGAGCACGGATGCGTCGACCGCGCCGAGTTGGATCCAGACCTCGGTGCCGGTGAACTGGAACGACGCCTTGGCCCCGGCGGTGGTGGTGGCCCGGCCGGATCCGGCCGAGTAGGCGTCCGCGGTGCCGGAGGGGCTCCACGCCCCGGTTTCGGTCCACGTCGACGATTCGATGACCGTGCCTGCGCCGAGGCGGCGGAGGCTGTTGCGGACCGTGTCCTGGAACGTCTGGGCGACCCGGACACCGGCGACGGGGTCGGCGCCGCCGGTCTGTTCGATGGTGCCCTCGTTGAGGAACACGAGCCGGTTCTGGTCGAGGGTCCAGGCGACGGCGCCGACCATGAGGGCGCGGAGGTGCTGGATGGAGCCGGTGCCGTTGACGGCGTTGTTGGTGATCTTGCCGAGGTCGAGGCGGCGCTGGAGGAGGTTCCACCAGCGGGCGCCGGGGGTGGTGTAGGTGTCGGCGGCGGACCAGGAGTCGCCGTAGATCGTGCCGCGGACCCCGGCGTAGAGGGACTGGAGGAGCGTGTCGGGCGCGGCCCACTTCTGGCCGGTGGCCGCGGTGGGGTCGGGGGTGCGGACCTGGCGGGTCGTGCCGACGGGGAGGCGGGCGAGGGTGTCGGCTGCGGTGCCGAGCAGCTCGTCGCCCTTGGCGTCGACGAGGGCGAGCGGGACCTTGCCGTCGAGCTCGGCCTGCAGGCCGGTGACGGTGGCGATGGCCTGGTTGCCGGAGTGGTTGCCGCGCTGGATCGCGAACGCCTGCGCCGCCGCCGCGGCGCCGATGGCGTCGTAGAGGTCGGAGAGGGTGACGGGCCCGGTGCGCCCGTCGACGGACAGGACGGCGTCGGTGGGGGTGAGGAGTCGCTGCCAGGCGGTCCCGTCGTAGATGTAGGAGGCCCCGCCGGCGTCGACGCCGGGGTCGGCGGTGGCATCGACGACGACTGCGACGTCGCCTTCCTGCACGGTGAGGGCGTCGCGGGCCGGGATGTCTGCGACGACGTACACGTCGACGATCCCGATCGCGGGGAGGTAGACGGCTGGGATCTTCGATCCGGCGTCGAGGGGGGCGACACCGTTGGCCGCGCCCTTCTGTACGAGGGGGATCAGGAGGAGGTCGGCGGCGGCGCGCTCGTCGGCCTCGGCGGTGAGGTCGACCTGTTCGGCGAGACCGACGACGTTCCCGATGCGGCCGTTGACGGTCAGGACGGCTGCGGCGGCGGTCTGGGGGACGTACTCGAAGATCCCGTCGTCGTCGTTCCAGCCGATCGTGTCGCCCTCGTCGGGGGTGCCGTCGGGGAGGTGGCCGCCGGGGCCGCGTAGGGCGGCGTGGACGGCGAGGGCGGAGGATCCGATGGTGCCGGGCGGGTCGTCGAGGAGCTGGTCGACGCGGTAGGTGCCGCCGTCGTCGGGGACGTCGAGGTAGGCCGAGGAGCGGCCGGCGGTGTCGCTGGCGGGGTTGATGTCGCGGCGCCACCGGGTGCCGGCGGGGGTGATGGCGTCGTTGCCCCACAGGTCGACGGATGTTTCGCCTTCGGTGTTGGGGGTGATCTGGAGGAACGAGACGATGGTGGTGCCGTCGACGTAGGCCTCGCCGATGGGGTGGCCGCCGGTGCCGACGAGCCGGTAGGTGACCGACGCGCGTGAGGGCGCCGCCCCGTTGGGGAGGACGAGGTCCTCGGTGACGGTCGTCTCGGGCATGGGCTAGCCGGTCCCGGGTTCGATCCAGCCGGCGTAGTCGGCGATCCAGATGCCGAGTGCGACGGCGAGGAGGATCCAGCCGATGGTGACGACCCAGCTGCGCCAGCTCACGGCCGGGTCCGGTTCATGCGCAGGGACATGGCGAAGGTGCCGATGGCGACCCAGTAGCCGGCGACGTCGGCGGGGAGGTCGACGCCGGCTCCGGGGTCGAGGTCGAGGCCGGCGAGGCGGGCGGCCCAGGTGGCGATGCCGAGGATGGCGGCGGGGACGCCGACCTGGACAGCGGTTCGGCCGACGCGGCTCCCGCGGTCGAGGTCACCGAGGTCCTCGAGCTGGCGCTCCGTGGGCGGAGTGGGCTCGGCCGTGAGGTGTTGGGGCTCCCACTGGCCGGTCGGGGGTGGTGTCGTGGTCATCGGTACCTGCTGGCGGGGACGGTCCAGGCGACGAACGCGGCCGCGACGAGGTAGGTGAGCGCGGCGGTGATGGCGAGGGCGACGGCGACCTTGCCGGTGGCCACGACGGCGTCGCGGATCTGGTGGGCGGTCATGGCGCCGGATCGTCCCGATCAGGGTCGAGGACGATCTGGGGAGGTGTCCCGCCGAGATCGACGATCTGCTGGGCCATCTGCTGGATCGCAGCGACCGCCTGACCGATGACGATCTCCTGATCGGCGATGGTCTCGTTGCGTGCGTCGAGCGTGGCCTCAACCGCTTTGTTGGTCTCTCGGATCAGCGGGCCCGTCTGGAACAGGCTGCGGTACAACAGGAACCCCATCCCGGCCACCAGGACCAGGCAGCACACTGCGATCGTCCCAGCGAGGATCACGAGCACCCGGTTGCGGCGCTTGAACACGAGGTTCTCGGCAACGAGGCTCTCGACGAGCTCGGCCTGGAGGTTGCGGTTGCCTTCGGCGATGCGCTCGGCTTGGATCGCGAACTCCTCGATCATGGAGACCACGGTCGCCGTGTTGAGATCCGACTCGTGGTGCGCCGCGTCGGTCTCGGCGCGCGACTCCGCTAGCGCCCGCTTGGTGCGTGCTTCCTCATCCGGCGGCGGTATCACGTTCGAGCACCTCTCTCAGCTCGCGGGCCTTCTCCAGCAGCAGCGACGCGTAGATCTCGTTCTGGCGGCCGAGCTGCACGATCCGGCGCTTCTTCGCGGCGGCATCCATCGCTTCCCGCATGTCGTCCGCGTTGGGCTTGTCCTTGTTCCAGAAGGCCATGGCCATCTACTCCCCTCGTCGCTGATCGCGGAGCCGCAACGCATCGCGCACGATGGGTAGGGCGTCGGCGATCACCTGCGACGAGGTCTGGAGCGCAGGCAGTGCTACTTGTTGGCTGTCGATGAGCTGCTGAGACAGCGTCTTGATGTCGGCCTTGGCGGCGATGAGCTCCGCGCGGGTGTCTTGGTAGATCCAGCCGGGCACGATCGTCTTGGTGATGAGCAGGCCGACGATGACCGCGCCGAGCACTCCCCACTGCGCCCATGGCGGCATCGAGTCGCCGGCTTCCGCGAGGACGGAGGCGGCGCCGGTGACGGCCGAGGCAAGCAGGAAGGTCTTCACGAGGCGGTCTCATCCACGTCAGGCCTTGAGCGCGTCGGCGATGCGCTTCACGAGGGCGTCGACCTGCTTGGGCGGGATCGAGCGGGCGCCCTCCTCGTTGAGCGCGGTCGACTGGACCTCGTACCACCAGGCGACCTCGTTGATCGGGGTGACCTTGCCGTACTGCCGCTCGAGCTCGGGCAGCTTGGCCGGGTCGTCGACGTAGACGCGGTCGCCGTTGCCGACCCAGAAGATCTTGCCCTTGTCGGGGCCGCTGTCGACTCGGTAGAGCTTGGGCATGTCGTCGTCCTCCTGGTCGGGTGGCGTGGGGCCCTCGCCACCGATGGCGCGGACGGTGGCGAGGGTGAGCGAGTTCGCTGCGCGGATGCACTGGGCGACGTGGACGTGGGTGGAGTGGTCGTCGTCGCCGCCGTAGTGCGCCCAGGTGCGCGTCCTCGAGGTCCAGCGGCGCCGGCCGGTACAGATGACCTCCTGGACGCCGAGTTCGTCGGCGTTGGCGACGAGCCAGTCGGCGATGCGCCGGTTGAGCTCCCCGGAGCACTTGGCGTCCCAGGCGCGACCGTCGGCATGGAACGACAGGACGGTGCTGCCCTTGGTGCGGATGGGGCGGCAGTTGAAGATGCCTTGGGTGCCGCACCCGAACCGCTCCATGACGCCCTTCTCGAGCGCCTTGGTGCCGGGGCGAGGGCCCTTCGCGCACCTCGTGGGCGGGCCGTCGTAGACCAGGCCGTAGCCCATCAGGCTGTCACCGCGAATCGCGATGCGACCCCACCCATCGTGGCCGAGGTCGGGGTCCTGGTCAGGTTGATCTGGACGGTGTCGTCCGGAGTGATGCCCGCAGCGAAGATGCGGCGCGCCAGCACGACACACCGGCCTTCGCGCCCCTGGAGTGTGAAGAACAAGTGCTCGCCGAGCTTGAGCCACCCTGCCGGTGGGGCCCCGTAGGCCAACGACGAGCTGGCCCCCGACGACGTTGCAAGGAGGACGGTGAGGAACTCCCAGCCCGGTCCCGGAGCGTTTGGGCGTCCCGTCGTGGACGGAGGGACGGAGACGGTCGCTGCGCCGCCGGCGAATCCGGCCGAGCCCGGCATGTCGTTCCCGGCCCCTTGGTCGCCGCGGGTGACGGTGGCCCCCACCCCCCGGAGAACGATGAGGTGGCTCGCGTGGGCTTGGCTGGAGGCGTTGGGGGCCCATGAGCAGTCGTCTGCTGCTGTGGCGCTCGCTGAGCGCTTGAACATCCGGGAGCCCGCGGTGGCGCCGGCCCCAAGGTCGGAGTAGCCCGTGGGTGGGAGCGGGGTGAAGACGGTCTCGACGTAGCCGGTGTCGAGGAGGAGGTCACCTACCTGGCGGCCGGCGGGGGCGGTTGCGGTGAGTGTCGCGGTGCTGCTCGTGGCCCCGTTGTTCAGGAAGGCTGCAGCTGCTTGGCCGACGAGGACCGGGACAGCGCCAGCGCCCATCAGGAGCGCGCTCTTGGCCGTGAGGGTGCTCACGTCAGACCTTCATGTCGGCGCCGAGGAACGCGTAGATCGTTGCGCCGATCTTCATGAACTCCATGTAGTTCTCGGCGTTGGGCGTCGTCTTGAACCCGGTGCCGCCGGACGCTGCGCCGCCGACCCACTTGAGGGTGCCGGGGAACGCCACGGTGAAGTTGCCGGTGGCGTTCTCGATCCAGAGGACGCGGATGGTCTCGCCGTCGTCGAGGTTGTTGATGGTGACGCTCGAGACGTTGCCGGTGATGGTGAGGACGTGGAGCGCCGCGGTGTTGGCGTCGATGACGACCGCGCCGGAGACGTTGGCGGTGGTCTTCTTGTCCTTGGCGTTGAGGACGACGGCGGCCTGGAGCTCGTTGCCGTCCATGTTCAGTGCGCCGGCGAGCGTCCCGCCGGCGAGCGCGAGGAAGGCGCCGATGGGGATCGTGGCCCACTCGTCGCCGTCGCAGTACGACAGGACCTCGGTGTCGGTCGCCCAGAAGAAGAAGCCGTTGTACTCGGCCGCGGCGGCCGGCCGGTTGGCTGCGACGTCCTGCAGGCGCCCCGCGACCTGGGCCTCGAGACTCGCGAAGGCACCATCGAGCTGGACGCGGTTGACGGGCGGATCGGACCCCGATGACCACTGCGGCAGCTCCAGCCGCTCGGTGGTGGTCACAGCCATCCGAACACCTCCGCTTCGAAGTCATCCCAGGTCGCGAACGCCGCCTCGAACTCGTCCCACGTCTCGTAGGTCTGCTCGAAGAACAGCCACATCGAGCCCGACCCGATCGCCTCGATCTCCAGGACGATCCACGCCGGCTTCACCGCGAGCAGCGCGGCGCGCTCGTTGATCGGCGCCACGGTCGCGAGGTCATCCCACGACGTGACCGCCTCCCAGGCATTCCACGACGGGTAGTCCACCGCCAACGTGTCCCACGTCGTCCCGCCGGCGTCGTCGACGTTCACGTAGATCCTGATCTTGAACGGCTCACCGTCAGCGTGGCGCTCGATCATGTAGCGCTTCTCGCCGCCCAGGAGCGCCTCGATCGTGAGGCGCATCGACTCCTCCGACCCTGCGATCAGCGATGACGCAGCGTCGATCGCTATGCGCTTCTCCGCCTCGGGCATCGCCGTCGTGTCCAGGTTGACGAACTGGGCCATCCAGTCCAGCCACGCCCCCGGCGCGGTCAGCGGCATCCCCGCCTGCCCCGCGCCGAGGAGCTCGAGGACGTCGCGGACCTCCTGGGCCTGGAACCCGAGGAGGTCGAGGTAGCGGAGCAGCTGGTACCCGGTGGCCACATCGGCGGTGCGGAAGTGCTCCGGGAGCCGGCCGTACAGGTCGAGCGTCGCCTCGGCGACCGCGGGGGCGGGCATCAGGCGGCCGCCTGGATGTCGAGCGCCCCGGCGTCAGCCAGCGGGCCGTCACCGGAGAGGGCGACGTCGGCGGCGGGAGCGGTGAGGGTGGCGACGTAGTCGACACCGGAGACCTGGTCGATCAGGGAGATGAGCTCGTTGCGGCGGACCGTCCCGCCCCAGTCCCACGTGTCCGGCGACAGGTAGCCCTGCAGCGCGGTCTCGACCGCGGCGAGGACGTCGGCCTCGACGAACCCCGTCTTGATCCCGACCGTCGCGGTTACCGCGACGGACGTGATGGTGGGGTCGATGATGTGGACGTCGACGCCGGCGACGACCTTCGCCTCGAGCGACGCCTCGAGCGCGGCCTTCTGCGGGGCCGAGAGGTTCCCGGCGACGCCGCGGGCGACGACGGTGACGTGCCCCGGGTCGGTGTACGGGGGCCCGCCCGTACCGTCGTAGGTGTCGATCGTGAACGCCCGGAACACCGCCGGGTCCAGCAGCGAGGCGGCGGTGAACTGGCCGTTGAGCACGAGGACCTGCGAGAGCTGCCGGAGGGCCTGCCCGGCTCGCGTGGTCCAGGCCAGATCGGATTCGGGGTCGCGGCCGGCGGCGATCTCGCTGTCGATCTCGGCGGAGTCGACGAAGAAGAGCTGGTCCACCGGGATGACGGCGGTGCCCGCGGCGATGCCGTTCGGGGTCGCGCCCACGACCTCGGCGGTGGCCGCTGCGGTTGCGGTGGTCTCGGTCGGAGCGGCGACGGCGTCGACGTCGAGGGCGAACACCCATGCCTCACCGGAGATGTCGAGCCGTACCCGCGTCCCCGCGGGGATCGTGTGGCCGTCGTCGTCCGCCAGGTTGAACAGGACCGTGGTGGTCGCCGGCGCCCCGGCGTCCCTGGTGATGTCCAGCAGCGTCAGGACGTCCTCGAGGACCGCCTTCGGGACCCGGTTGATGGCGAAGACGACCTCGGAGAACACGAGGGCGTGGGCGTCGACCATGTTGGTCTCGACCGACGCCTCCCGGAAGTTCGCCTCGGGCATGAGCGTCTGGGCGTGCGCCAGCGCGAGGGTCCGCAGCTCCTCAGGTGACCGGTCGTAGAGGAGCAGCTCCGCGGACGGGAGGGCGTCGGGGGAGATGTCGCTCACGCGGCGGCCACCACCGTGGCGGGCTCGAAGTTGATCTCGACGTGCTGCACGTCGACCGACTGCGGGGTGACGACGATGTTCCCGAGCTCGACGGGGGGGCCGAACAGCTCGAGCTTCGCGGCGAGCTCGGAGGGCTGGAACCCGTCGAAGACCGGGTCGGTGAGCCCGAACCCTGGCCGCAGCGCCCGCTCCCCCGCCCTGGTGAGGGCGAGGATGGCGATCTGCTCGCGGAGGTGCGGCTCGGTGTCCTGCTCGACCGTCGCCGCCGCTCCGGAGAGGTCGATGCGGAACGGGTAGGAGAGAACACGCTGCGCCACGGCCTGACGATGGCCGTGGAGGGCCGTGAGGCCCCGGCTATCAGGCCAGGCGGCCGAGGATCACGAGGTTCTCGATCCGGCCCTCGAGGAACCCCACGATCACCTCGTCGTCGACCTGCAGTGGCCGCAGAGCGACCGTGCCCTCGTCCGCCGGCGCCTCCACCGCGCCCACGGCGGCGTCGACGATCCCCGCGGAGACGGTGAGGCGCGCTGGGAGGATGTTGGCGCCGAGGAGGTTGTGGACCTGCACCTTGGCGACTGGGCCGTCGATGGCCCGGATGGTGGCTCGGTAGACGCCGGCGGGGACGACGGGGGGCATCAGGGGCCGACTCCGATGCCCTTGATGGCGTCGTGGTTGAGGTAGCGGGCCGCTTCCCAGCACAGCTCGACGTGCACGTGGTCGCGGTGCTCGCTGGTGGCGTCGGTCTTCCCGTTGGGGGGCCGGTAGGTCTTCCAGTCCCGCGGGTTGTCGGTGGCCTTCCAGGAGCGCTTGTTCCAGATGATGTACTGCACCCCGAGCCTCGAGGCGTAGGAGACGCAGTAGGCGGCGAGCTGGGAGCCCTGCACCGACGAGAGGGGGACGTGGAGGTCGACGGCGCGGCCTTCGGCGTGCGCCGACTTCGATGAGGTGCCGTTGACGTTGCGGTCGGCGTAGATCCCGGTCGTCCCGATGAAGTTGTACCGGGACTTGAGGTGGTCGCGGAGCACGATCGCTCCGGGTTGGGGGCCGCTGGCGGTGCCGCCGGGGGCGTCGTACTGCCAGCCGTAGGAGCCCTTGCCCTGGTTGGACACGTTCCCGCCCGCGGGCGCGGAGGCGGAGGGTGCGGCGCCGGCGGGGCCGGTGGCGTCGGTGACCGTCACGTCCGGCGGGGGTGGCTGCGGGACCGGGTCGATCGCCTCCATGATCTCGACGTCGACGGGTGCGATGCCGCCGTCGAGGGGCCAGGACACGTCGGTGACGATGTAGAGCGCGGGGCCCTTCTCGAACAGCTTCGTGGAGAACATCGGGAGCCCGTCGAACTGGCAGGTCATCCCTGGGCGGACCTGCTCGCCGCGCCAGCGGGGCAGCTTGAGCCGGATGACGCGGGAGAAGGCGCGGGTGTTGATGACCTCGTCGACGGTGAGCTTGGCGTCGGGGACGTCGAGGACGTTCCACTGGTGCTGGGGCGAGCGGTAGCGGGCCTGGACGACGGTGCCCTTCCCGAGGAGCCAGGTGGGCGGCGCGAAGTAGAGGGCGCCGGCGGACTCGAAGAACCAGAAGCCCTCTTCTCGGGCGAGGCGCTGCCCGAGGTCCCAGTCGGTCTCTGCCTGCTGGCCGGTGGCGTCGTCTCGGCCGAGCTGCACGATCTGGGAGCGCCGTGCGGTGCCCTTGCCGTAGAACCGCATCGACGCCGCACGCGCGCGCTCGTTCAGCACCTCGGTGGGTGACAGGTCCGCCCAGGTGCGCGACTTGTTGAGGTCGGGCTGGCGCATCTTCTCGACCGTGCGGGGCCGGAGCGTGACGGCCAGGACCTCGAGACCGGACTGGGCGCCGAACCCGACGGAGTTGACCTGCATGTCGAGGTCACCGAGCCGGGCGGTGGTGAGCGACACGAACCGCTGCCAGGTCTCGATCGACCCGCGGGGGTCGGCGTAGGTGAGCTCGATCTGGGCGGTCTCGGCGATCGAGAGGGACACCTGACCGCTGATGCCCATGCGCCGGATCTTGTCGGCGTCCGCTGTCGAGACCCCGGTGAGCTGCACCCCGGGGAACAGGGATGAAACGCCGGAGACGTCGGAGATCGATCCGCCGTGCGGGAGGACTTCGCCGGCGATCACGGCGGGCTGGGAGGCGGAGACTGGCTGGGCCCCGGCGGCGATGGCTGCGCCACCGCGGCGTGACACGGCGTCCGCTGCGGCGCGGGCCCGGTCGAGGAAGGGGCGGTGCTTGCCGTTCTTGTAGGTGGTCCACGGTGACCAGTTCGAGCCGCCCGAGGAGATGGAGTAGGCGGCCCGGGCGTTGGTCGCCGGGTCGAAGAGCTGGTCGTTCCGAGAGAGGCCGAACTGCTTGCGGCGCGCCGGACCGAGGCTGCCGAGCATGTTGATCTGCCACAGTCCGTAGGAGTCGTCGCCCGTCGAGGCGTCGGGGTTGTGCGACGTGGTGTTGTACGGCGGCTGCGACTCGGCCCCCGCCACTGCGACCGCCGTGATGAGCCCCTCACCGCGGAACCCGGCGGCGAAGGCGTACTCGGCGCACGCGTCGACCGTGATGACCGGCACCCGGCTACTTCCCCGTCGTCTGGACGAGCTTCGGCGTCATCGCCGACGTCAGCCCGAGGGTGACGACGGCCTGGCACGCGTCGTTGCTGCCCTGGATGAGGAGCTGGTCGTCGACCTTCACCGTGGTGATCACCCAGAACCCGGTGGAAGACCAGCGGGAGAACTGGCCGAGCGCCACGACCACCGGCCGAGTCGACCGGGCCATCCCGCGCAGGATCGCGATGTCCCGCTCGATCGAGGTGACCAGGTCGTTGCCGATCCGGATCGTGAGCGACGCGACGACCGCCCCGGGCCCGGCCCACTGCGTGAGCGGGTGCAGGCCCGGGCGGTCGGTCAGGTTCCACCGCGACGCGGCTTCGTCGATCCCCGAATCCGCGAGGACCGGGACGGTGTAGGTCAGCGCGCCGATGTCGTCGGTGATCGTGGCCTTGCGGTGCGCCGGCGGCGAGGACGACGAGCCGGGGAAGAGGAACGAGAGCGAGGGCATCAGGTCCTCCGCCCGCGGATCGGGTCGCGAGACCGGGCGACGTCCTCGAGCTCGGTCTCGCGGATCACGTCGCGCATGTGCCGCTTGAAGTCCGTGACGCCGACGATCGTCCCGTAGTTGTTGAACACCGCAGCGCGACCGGTGCCGCTCCGCGTGGCACCACGGTTGGTTGCCCACGACGGCACGGCGGGGTCGCCGGCGGGCAGGGCGTGGGCGTGCATGCCGCCGGTGCCCGCGCCCTCGATCGTTGCCCAGCCGCCCCGGTCACGGACGCGCTGCACGTAGCCGGTCAGGCCCGGGCCGACGACGTCGACCGCGGAGCCGTTGAGGTGCCCGGACGCACCGGAGCGCAGCCCCCAGTCGCGCATGCCCGACGTGATCTGCAGCCCGGGTGCCCCGCCGCCGGCGGCGAGGTGTCCGGCCATGGTGTGACCGGGGACGACGGGGTCGCCGAAGAGCATGCCGAGACCGGTGACCCCGGCGGCGACGCCGGCGCCGGCGACAGCGCCCCAGGGCCCGGCGATGGAGCCGCCGACGAGCGCACCGGAGCCGATGAACCCGAGGGTGTCCAGGCCGCTGTTCGTGCCCTGGGCCGCGCCACCGAGGCCGGACGCGACACCGACCGCGCCGGCGATGCCCGCACCGAGGCGCAGGAACCGGCCGTAGGCCACCTGGGCCTTGACGCCAGCGGTCTGTGCCTGGTTGCCGATGAACCCGAGAGCGATCCCGAACGACCGGAGCCCGGTGGCCATGCTGGCGAGAGCCCGGTAGCCCAGGAGGGTCCACAGGAGCGTTGCGGCGACGCGTTCGCCGCCGGGCATGATCCCCATGAGGTCGGTGACCCCGCCCACGATGAAGAGCAGGACCCGGGCGACGTCCCCGCCGACCTCGAGGAACTCGGGGAGGATCCCGAGCCACGCCCCGAACGTGGCGACCAGGTCGGGCATCAGGGGGGCGAGCTCGCGGAACACGTCCGCGATGCCGTCACCGACCTCACCAGCGAGCGGCTCGAGCGCGCGCAGGCCCGGGCCCGCGGCGGAGAGGAGCGAGCCGAGCCCACCGAAGATCGCCGTGAGGACCGGCGCCGCCGCGGGGAGCGCGTCGGTGAGCAGGCCGATGATGTCGCCGACGAACCCGAACAGCTCGGGGCCGGCCTGGTCGAGGAGAAGCCCGACCGCGCCCTCGATCTGGGGGAGCTCGGACATGAGCATCTGCACGAGCGGCGAGGACTCGTCGGCGAGCTTGAGGGTGACCCTCGAGCGGACACCGGACCACAGGCCTGCCAGGGTCTCGGTGGCGACACGCTCGGCCGAGCCGATGCGCATGCCGAACAGCGCGGCGAAGAGCGGCTCCGGAGCGAGCTGGGCGCCGCCCTGGGACTGCTGCTTGCGGAACTGGGCGAGGGTGATGCCGTAGGCCTTCTCGAGCGCGGGACCGACAGCGACGCCGGCGTCGACGAGCTGGTTGATCTCCTCGGCGAGGATCACCCCGGCGGACTTCATCTGTGCGACGGCCCGGGCCACGCGGGTGGCGGCGAGGTTCGGGTCCGCCGTGGTGGCCGCGACGTCCGACACGCCCTGGAGGGTCCGGAAGAGCTCGTTCCCGGTGATGTTGGCGTTCGCGAGCTGGACGGTCATCTGCTGCAGCTGGCCCACATCGAACGGGACCTTGGGGTCGAGCTGCTTGAGGAACGTGAAGACCCGCGTGGCCTCCTGCGCGGAGCCGAGGAGCGTCTCGAGCTGGATCTGGCCCTGCTGCAGGTTCGATGCGGCCTTGAGCCCGAACCCGGCGGTCGCGGTCGTCAGGATGCCGAGGGCCTGCGCACCGCGGGTGCTCGCGCGCCACAGCTGGTCGCCGGCGGCGCCCGAGACGGACAGGAGGCTGCGGTGCAGGTCACCCATCCCGCGACGGGTCCGCGCACCGGTCCGGTCGAGGTGGTCGAGCCCGCGTGCGCCGCGGAGGCCTGAGCGTTCGAGTCGTTCGGCCTCGTCGGAGATCCCGCGGATGTCACGGCGGACCGACCGGGCCCCGGGGGTGACGTCGTTGCGGAGCTCCGCACGGATGACGAGTTCGTTGTCCTCGTCAGGCACGGGCCTTCACCGCCTCGGTGAGCATGCGGGCCCAGACACGCTCGGCAGCGAGGCGCACAGCGATGTCCTTGTCGCTGCCCTTGAGCACCTCAGCGGGGTCCATCTTGAAGGCGCCGGCCACCCCGGCGATCACCTCGGTCTCCGGCCGGCCCTCGAGGATCTCCGCTAGGCGGAGGGCGCGGCCGTAGGGTCCAGGCGGCCCTTCCCAGCGACCGTCGAGAGGTCGTCGAACATCGACGCGACGACCAGGTCGTTGCCGATGAACCCGCGGACGGTGACGCGGACGTCGTACAGCTCGGAGGGCATGCCCGTGGGGTGGTACTGCTCGGCCAGCCACGTGCTCGTGAACGTGATGCGCTCGGCCCGGATGGTGACCGGCTCGCCGTTGCGGCGGAACCCGCGGCACTGCGACGCCAAGGTGAGGAGCATCACGTCGAACCGGTCGTCCTCGGCGGAGACGCCAGCGAAGAGGGCCTTGACCTGGTCCTTGTCGAACATGACGGAGTACTCGATCTCCCAGCCCGGCCGGTCCGGGACGGGGAGGAACACGTTGGGCCGGGTGGTGTCGCGGTGGAGCTCGGCGGCGAGCTCGGCCTCCCATGCGTGCTGCACACCGGGGGCGGCCATCTGGGCGGCGACCGCCTCGGGCGACTCGGGTGCAGGGGCGCCGCCGACGCCGGGGTGGACGAACGGGGCGGTCATCGGGCCGAGAGCACCGTGAAGACGAGGGCGATCCGGGACGGCTGGGCGGACGCCGCGTTCGACTCGGCGGGGGTGACCCGCTGGAGGAGGCCCGTGTAGATCTCGGCGGGTCCTGCGGCGACCTGCTGCTCGTTGAGCGGGACGCAGGTGATCGTGGTCTGGAACCGGCGGCCCGCGGCGAGGACGGCGTTGAGGGACTGGCGGAGCTGCACGTCGCGGGGGTTCTTGAACCCGCGGCCGACCGTCAGGTCCTCGAACTGAGGCTTGCCCTGCGCGGCGTCGGGGTTGAGCGCGCCGCCGTCGTAGTCCTTGGTGTGCTCGACCGAGACGGCCCCACCGGTCTTGGTGGAGAACGTCCCGGCGATGCCGGCGACGGTGACGAGCCACTGGCCTTCGGTGACGAGATCCCCTGCCATCGTTCAGGTCCTCCTAGAGCGTCTCGTCGAAGCCGACGCTGGTGATGCGGAGCAGGATCCGCTCGGCGACACCGGCGACGCGGAGCGCGGCGTTGCAGGCGAAGATGCCCTGGGCGATCTGGTCGGGCGGGTTGACCCCGGGCCCGGCGTCGACGGCGTAGGCGGCGTCGATGACCTCGCCGTCGTCGTTGGTGAGCTCGTAGAGCCCTCCGGCGTTGAGCATCGGGTCGAGGATGGCGATGATCTCGCCTTCGACCTCGGCCTGGTACTGGCCGCGGGAGTCGATGACCCCGAACACGAGGCGCTGCAGGGACCGCTTCCCGCGGTGGGCGACGGTGTTGAGGACGTCGCGGGTGGTGAGGAACAGGTAGCGAACCTGGTCGAGGGACAGGGTGCGGTAGCCGTAGAGCTGGACGCGCCCGGAGATCTTCCGGATGGCGGCGACGCGGGCGTCGTTGAGGTCGGCGCCTTCGGTGTCGGTGAGGGTGGTCTCGACGTCGAGGACCTGCGCGGCGACGGAGATCTCGCCGGCGGCCGCCTTCCATGGGCCGACCTGGATGTGGGCCCGGGCCCGGGCGCCGGCCAGGTAGGCCTCCGGTGAGATGGACCGCTGGCCGCCGGCCCCGTCGTCGACCTTCACCCACGGGTACAGCAGGATGGCGTGCTCGGCGCCGGTGTTCGACGCGGCGAACGCGGTCGCGGCGGACTTGGCGTGCGCGACCGACGCGGTGCGGGTGGTGGCCAGCGCTGTGAGCCGGTTGAACGTGCGGGCGTGGGCGATCAGGCCGGCGCCGACCGTCGAGGAGTCGTGGCCGGGGATGGCGACGATGCCGTCACCGAACTCGGTCGTGAACCGGGCCAGCGCGGCGGTCAGCGCGGCGGCGTTCACCGCGGCGCGGTCGTCGGACCCGGCCGACAGGGCGGTCTTGACGAGGACCGCCGGGTTGTTGGCCGGCGCAGTCGACCCGGAGGCGAGGTCGGTGCCGCGCACGTAGCTCGACTGCAGGAGCGCGGTGACACCGGCGGCCGGGGTGGCGAGGTTGGGGTACACCTCGTTGGGGACGGTGGCGCCGTCGACGTACACCTTGATCGTGTAGGTGTCGGCGAGCTCGCCGTTGGTGATCTCGATGGCGATGTTGGCCGACCATGCGCCGGCCGAGACGGCGTCGATGCGGACGGTGTTCGCGGGGGTGCCGTTGCGGTCTTGCAGGGTGAGGGTGCCGACGGTCGCTGCGCCGCCGACGACCCGGGCGATGTGGGCGAGGTTGCCGCCCATCGCGAAGTAGAGCCGGACCTGGTCGTGGAGGGACCCGTAGGGGACGTGGGGGCCGCACACGTTCAGGAACTCGGTGTACGAGCGGACCGTGACGACACCGGTGGTGGTCCCTCGGTCGCAGAGCCCGACGAGGAAGAACGCTGCCCCGGGGGCGGCCTGGTTGTCGGAGGGGGTGGCGGTGGGTGCGGTCTCGACGAACACGCCCGGGCCGGCCATCGCCAGCCGTGTGGCGAGGAGGTGGAAGAGGGCGCCAAGCAGGCCGACGACGAGCAGGAACGGTGCGGTGATGCGCTCGAGGCCTCGGCCGAGGCGCGACTTCGCTCGGTGGGGGCGGCACACGTGAGGGACCGGGGCGGCGGGTGCCATCAGCTGCTCCTCCGGGAGCCCTTCGGCTCGCCGATCGGCTTCTCGTCCGTGTCGGTGGCCGGCGCAGCGGCCGGGGACTCGTCGTTGATGACCAGGTGCCCCGCGGCGACCAGCTCGACCACGCGCGGGGCGTCGGGGTCGACGTCGCCCCAGTCCCCCGCGGCGAGCGTGTGGCCGTCGTCGTCGATCACGACAGGTCCGCCGCTGGTGTTGTACGCCGGCTTCGTCATGCAGGGTCCTTCGGTCCGACGATCAGGTCCAGGTCGAGCTCTCCGCCGTCCCACAGGGGCGGGATGGTGGCGGTCTCGGTCATGCTGACGACGAACTCGATGTAGGCCCCGGCTATCGAGGCTCCATCGCGGTCCACGTAGGTGGATCGCGCCACCGACATCGGAGCGTCGAGGACGTACATCGAGTCGGCCCCGTCGGCGATCCCAGGTCGGGCCAGGAACTCCTCGGCGATAGCGTCAGCGATGTTCTCGGTTCGGTCAGCGCACTCCTCGTAGCCGTCCCCGCGCTCCCAGATGAAGATCCGGAACGTGCGCAGCCACCGGTGCTCCGGGTCGCCGTTGACGAAGTCCTCGCGGCCCTGGTTGGTCGAGGTCCTCGTGGTGATGCACAAGGTCGGCCAGTTGGTGCAGTTCTCCTCAGGCTTCCAGGCTGGGTGCCACTCGCCCTCCGCTATCTGGCGAACGTTCGCCCCGGCGTCCCTGAGGGCGGCGATGCGCGACGGCAGGTGAGCGGCCTCCTGGAGGTGGGCGATGATCTCGCGGCGGACGGTGGTGGAGCCGCGCACTCAGATGGCCTCACCGGTGACGATGAAGCGGTGGACGACCCGCCCCCACGTGGTGCGCTCATCGTCCGGGAACTCGACCGGGCGACGGCGGGGCATCTTGTCGGTGCCGCTCTGGTGGTAGCCGCCGACCTCATCTGAGGCCCCGACAACCATCCGTGACGGGGTGATGACCCGGATCTCAGGGCCCTCCGTCAGCTTGTCCCTGAGGGCACCGCTGAACACGAGGATCGGCGCGCCCGGCGCAGCGGTGGCCTTCCATGCCGCGTACGGTGCGGACAGCGGTGCCCACCCGCCGGAGCCGTATCCGCCTTCGGAGGCGAACTGGCGACGCTCAGCGTCGAGGAACCGGTCCGCGAGAACCTCCCACGCGGGCGAGGCGTCGTCCGCACGGAGCTCGAAGCCGTCGAGGGTCCGGTCGATCTGCGCGTCGCCGTAGAACGAGAACCGCAGGCGGGCCGGCATCTACACGCCCATGTCGCGGGTGAACAGCGGCGGGTACGGGAACGAGTGCCCACTTCCGCCGTGCGCCGCCCCCGGGTTCAGCCCGTCACGGCACGCCTCCAGCGCCGACACGAGAGCGCCGCGCTGCTCCTTGTGACGCTCCCACAGCCGCTGCCCGTAGTCCGACCCCGCACGCTTCGACCGCTCCGGGAAGTGCGCGTCCTCGGCCATCGCCGCCGCGTACAGCGCGACGACGAGCCTGGCCCGGGAACGCCATCCGTCGCCACCGCAGGGAGGGTCCGGGTCGGGCTCTGCCGGCGGGTCGGGCACCGGCGGCGAAGGCTCGATCTCGCCAATCAGCCCGGCGAGTTCCGCCGCACCGGCGACGATCCACGTCTCGACGTCAGGTGGCCCCGGCTCGTCCGCGCGCTTGACGTCCCAGACGAGGAGGGCGTCGACGTCGTCGAGCGTGCAGCCGTAGAGGTCGACCGCCACGGCGGCCTGCGCCTAGTCCTCGTCGTCGGAGACGGGCCCGAGGAGCGCGAGGACGCTCTTGCGCTGCTTGCCCTGCTCCTCGAGGACGACCAGGCGCTCGGTCTCGCTGTCGTGCAGGTCCTCGGGCGCCGAGTTGAGGTAGGCGACGATCTCCTCGACCGACAGGCCGGCGATCTCGTCGTCGGTCTTCTGGACCCACCCGTCGGACTGCGACGCCTCGATCGTGGCCGCGTCGGATGGGTCGGCGAGCGCGGCGAGCTGCGCGGCGTTGAGGGTGGCGAGGTCGACGTCGATCTCGTCGCCCTTGAGGGCCCGGTGCTTCCGGGGCAGGCCGTTGATGCCGGTCGGGGTGTGCCAGGTGAACCCGTCGGTGATGACGATGCGCTTGGTCATGGCGGAGGTGGTCCCTTCGGGATCAGCCGGCGAGGCCGGTGAGGCGGACGACGGCCTTCGGGTCGGTCACGTAGGGCACGACCCGGCGGGAGCCCTGGACCCACGTCTTGTCGGCCCCCTCCTCGCGGTAGGTCTTGGTCTGGTACGGCACCTCGTTGGAGATGCCGCCGACGGTGCCGCGCTCGAGGATGATCGCCTCGCCCGGGGTGATCCGGTTCGAGACGATGAAGTCCATCCGCATGACCTTGCCGAGGTTGGCGCCTCGCACGATCGCGTCCTTCGACGGGTCCGAGAGGGACTCGCGGAAGGTCTTGATCCCGAGGAGTGACGCCTCCTCCTGGCTGTTGATGAGGACGGTGTCGAGCTCGTAGCCCATGTCGAGCGCGTTGGAGAGCTGGCGGCCGTTGACGATGTCGCCGATCGGGTCGCCGGCGACGGGATCGGACCAGTCGGTGCCGACGTCGCTCAGGATCGGGGCGGCGAGGAGCGAGGCGATGGCGACGCCGTCGACCTTGCGGATGACCGTGTTGCCGAGCTTGGTGAGCTCCCGGGTGACGACGTTGTAGGCGTTGCGGTCGCGGTCCTCGTCGGTGACGAAGACCCGGCCGCCCCACTTCTTGACCGCCGCCATCTTCGGGGTGGGCGCCTCGTCGGTGAGGACGGGGTAGTCCGCACCGGCCTGGATCTCCTGCACGTCCCTGGTGAGGTACAGGTCGTTCTCGGTGACCTGGTCGTACATGACCGCGCCGCCGCTGGCCTGGGGACCGGTGCCGAAGATGACGTCGGCGACGAACCGCTGGTTGACGAGGCTGCGAGCGACGCGCTGGACGCGCGCGGGCTGGTTGAGCCAGAACTCGAGGTTGCCGATGATGCCGTTCGCGTCGACCGTGGGGACGAGCGGGGCGTAGGCAAGCGGGTTGGCGGGCATCGGTTCTCCTTGGCTCAGGCCGGAGTGCGCAGTAGCTGGACGAACGCGTCGGCGTTGTTGACGCCGTCGCTCATGGCCTTGGCGACCGGGATGCCGGCGGCGAGCACGACGGCCTTGCCGTCGGCGCCGACCTCGAGGAGCTGCCCGGCGGAGAACGCGCCGCCGGCGGTGACCGGGACGATGCCGTCGGTGTAGACCCCGCAGGTCCCGGCGATCGCGGTGTCGCGGAAGGCGACGCCGAAGACCGTGCCCGCCGCGGTGGCGTGGGAGATCTGGATGAGGCCGTTGACCATCGGGCCGGAGACCTCGACGAAGCGCTTGCCCGTGACGGCCGCTTCGCAGTGGCACGTCGGCTTGGCGCCGGCGTCGAAGAGCGGGAAGCAGTCGTTGGCCATCAGGCGTTCTCCTCCGTGAGACCGAAGACCTCGTCCTCCCACTTGGCCCAGGCGTCGGCCTGGCCGGCGGCGAGCTCGGAGTGGGCGGGGCCGGGCGAGTCGTTGCCGATCTCGCCGACGGGGACGAGGGCGGGCATCCCGTCGATGAGGGCCTTGGTGCCCGCGTAGTTGGTGTCGAGGAGCGCCGCGAGGTTCGTGCGGGTGGCCTTGGCGGCGTCGCCGGCGCCGAACTTGCCGGCGCGCTCGGCCTCGTCGAGGAGGTCGTCGCGGCGCTTCTCGGCGAGGTGGGTGGCGGCCTGCTTGCCGGCGGCGGCGTCGGCCTGGATCTGTGCGAGGGCGGCGGCGGGCAGGGTCACGAGCCCGGCGGCCTGCAGCTGGTCCGCGGACAGGGCCGCGCCGGCGGTGGCGGGCTCGCCCGTGGTGGTGCCGTCACCCGTACCGCCATCGCCGGCGTCCGTGCCGGCGGACGGAGGGCGCATGGCTGTCACCAGGGCGTCGAGCTCGGAGAGCTTGGCCACGACCTGCTCGTCGGTGGCGTCGTCGGCGAGGCCGAGCTTGGTGCGGGCCTCGGCCAGCTGCTCAGCGCTCAGGGTCGGGGTGGTGCTCATCGGCTTCCCTCCGGGAGGCTGCGGTGCATGCGGGTCACTCTGCGGGCCGGCGGCGAGGAGGCCCCGGCTATCCGTCCGAGTCATCGCGTCGATGGCGTCGAACGCGGCCTGGAGACCGGTCACGCCGACGAGCGCGGCGAGGCGCGCGACGGACTCCTTCGCCCACTCCGCCGCGTTGGCGATCTTCTCGGGCCGGGTCGGTTCGTCGGGGGCGATGTCGTAGAACGCGAGCCGCGAGTGCGACTCAGCTTCGAGGCCGTCGGACGCGAGGGTGGCGGGGGTGTAGAGCTTCCCGAGGTCCTCGAGGCCCTTTACCGCGGGGCGCTGCACACCGAGGAGAGCGAGGCCGTCGATGACCATCGAGTACTTCTTGCCGCCGGTGGTGGTGACGCCCCAGGCGAGCTCGGCGGAACGGCGCTTGAACCCGGCCTTGATCGCCGGCTCAAGTGACGCGGGGATGTCGACCAGGTCGGCGACGACTGCGCCGTCGTCGGCGAGGCGCAGGTTGTCGAGCCAGCCGAGGCCGGGTTCGGAGTCGCCGAGGTCGGAGAGCTTGCCGGTGTGGCCGAGCTTGAGGGGGGCAGTGTCGATCTGGGGGTCGGCGAACGCGGCGAGTGCGTCGGCGATGTGGTCGGCGGTGACGGTGACGGGTCCGGTGGACGCGGCCCAGGTGCCTGGCCGGAGGATCGTGACGTCCGGGATCGTGACGGTGCCGGTCGCTTCGGGCATGCCGCACAGCGTGCGAGCGGGCCCGTGTCAGGCCCCGGCTATCGGTCGCCGGCGGTGCGCAACGTGGGCTCGGCCTCGGCTGCCCAGACGATCACGGGGGTGCCCCGGCAGCGCGAGCCGCCTTCGCACTTGCGGTACTGGCCGAAGGGGTAGTCGGCCCGCATGTCGAGCAGGTCGCGGAACTGGTGGCCGTCCATGAGCGAGCACGGCCCGCACGTCGCACGGTCGAGGAGCTCGGACGCGTAGTAGGCCCGGGCGTCGGGCATCACCGTCGCAGTGGCGATCCTGCCGATGCCGGTGGCCTGCGCGGACGCGTCCGACGCGTACTGCTGCAACGGCCCCGGTGACAGGCCGCGGGCGTGGACGTCGAGTGAGCTGATGACCTGCTCGGGCCGGACGAACCCGCGCGGTTCGACGTACACCTGCTCACGCAGCGCACGGATCACGTCCACGTGCGGGGCCTGCGCCAACCGACGCGCCGCGAGGTCGAGATGGTCGGCCTGGTCCGCATCGAGCTTGAGCGCCAGGCCCTCCGGCACGGGGAACGCCTGCGCGGCGGCCTCGCGGAGGATCTGTCGGAACCCCTTCTCCCCCGCCACCGTGAGCCGCCCGCGGTGCCACTGCGCGTCCTTCTCGAGCAGCTCAGCCGCGCCAGAGATAGCGCGCAGCCCGTCGGGCCCGTCGGCGTCGAAGATCCTCTGGGCGATCCGCTGGATCGGCGCGACCGGCGACGCGATCAACACGACACGGCGGAGCTCGGCCATGACGAGCTCGATGAACCTGATCCTCGACTCCCCGAGTCGGGCGCCGATGATCCCGGCCTCGGCGAGCACGTCATCTTCGATCCCCGCGAAGTTCGTCCGGGCCTGCACCTCGTGGTCGAAGAGGGGGCGGCGCATCCCCGCCGGGACGGTGCCCGCGGCGAGGTCGGAGCGCATCACGTGGATCCGCTGTTCGAGCTCGGCCGCGCTCAGCTGGTCTGCGAGGTGCTGGTGGTTCACGCCGCGTCGACGATGGAGTACTCGCGGTCGCCGATGCCCGACAGGATCCGGTCCAGCGCGTCGCGGACGTTCGTCGGATCCAGGTAGCCCTCGGCGGAGTCGGCCATGACCCGGCCGTTCGGTGCGACGAGCCGCCACCGCCATTCGCCTCGGAGGTCCTGGCAGATCACGAACTCCAGCACGACGGCCTCCTAGGTCAGGTTGATGCTACGCGAGTCGGCACAGCCCGGGGCCCGGCCTTGAGCCGCGCCACCTGCTGCTCGAGCGCCTCGATCGTGCCGTCGTCGGGCGTCTCGTCGGGCTGGTCGACACGGTTGACCGGAGCGATCCCAGGGGGCGCGCCGATCGGCGACTCGGGAAGCCGGTACCGGCGGCGGAGCACCGCCTCGCTGGCCGGATCCGGGATGATGTAGCCCGATTCGGCAAGCATCTTGAGCGACGCCGCGGTCACGTCGGCGTCCGCGGTGATCTCGTCGCACTCGAGGAGCGGCCAGGGCTCGTCGGGCCCGTAGTTCCACTCGACGAGGTCGCGGATCACGTGCTCGTTGATGACCCCGGCGATGTGCTTCGCTTCGGCCTGGACGGCCATGACGAAGAAGTCGACGAACGTCTCGCCGAGGGACCGTGCGCCGTTGTCGTGGCCGAGGTCGAGGAACATCGCCAGCATGCGCCGCGACATCTCCTGGTCGTGGTACCGGATCGACGCCATGAGGTCCTTCACCTGGCCATCGACGCCGAGGAGCTCGAGCCGGCCGGCGCCTTCCTCGAACGCTGCGGCGGCGAACTCGCCTGCCCTCACGTTCGACGCGATGTCGAGCGCCTCCTTCTTCGTCATGCGGTTGGGGTCGTAGTACACGACGGGGACGCCCATGCCGTTGCGTTCGCCGGACATCGTGTCGACCTTGAGGAGCCCGACCTTGTCGATCCAGTGCACCCACGCGGACCGGAGGATGGAGCGGCCGGTGGGGTCGGACCCTTCCTTGCGGCGGGTAAACACGACAAGCCGGTTGATGGCGATGCGCTTCTCGTCCCACTGGCCGTTGGGGAGCGGGATGAGCTGCTTGATGGCCTGGAGGCCGCCGTGCCGGTCGAGGTCCCAGCCCTGGATGGTCTTGGGCATGCGGGGTGCGAGCTTCCGGAGGCGGGCCTTCCCGTCGATGACCTCGGCGCACTGCTCGAAGACCATGTGCCCGAACACGTCTTGGAGGAGCGCGTGGCGGAGGAAGTCGTCGAACACGACGGCGTTGCGTGGCCGGCGTAGCCGGGTGCCCTTCTCGGCGATGCCGATGTCCTCGCGGACGAGCTTGACGACCTCGGGACGGCATTCGGCGACGCTGTCGGGGGTGAGGTCCCAGGGGGTCTGGAGGATCGGGAGGTGGATGGCGTCGAGCCCGGACTCGAGGTGGGCGTCGGTGCGCATGCGGTCGTAGATGTGGACGTTGTGGGGCCACCGGAGGAGGGGGTTGTCGTCCCAGGAGTCGATCCAGCCGTCGATGCTGGAGGCGATGCCGGGGGCGCCGATCTCGCCGGTGGGTGCGTCCTTGAGGGCCACGCCGGGACGATGCCCGACGGGGCGAGCAAGGCCCCGGCTACGTCCTACCTGGTCTCAGTGGAGGCGGGTTGGTGCCGTTCAGTCCAGAGCTGTCTAGGTCCCGGCCCGAGCGACGGCGCTGGTGGCGCCCCGCGCACCAGATCCTCCGCTGCCGCGGCGTGTCGTGACGATCGACCGGCGCATGAGCCCCGTCAGCAGGTAGCGCGCAGCGTCGGCAGCATGGTCGTCGCCGTAGTTCTCGTCGACGTCCTCCGGGTTGCGCTTCGACCTCGGGGCGTTCGACAGCGACCGGATGATGTTGGGGCAGGCGTCGGAGATCAGCATCCGCCGGCGGCCATCCGGCAGGTCACCGAGCAGCTCGTCGATCAGCGTCCACCCGGAGATCCGGTCGTTGTAGGCCTTCTCGACGGGCACGCCAGCGGCACGGAACGTCGCGGCGATCGACCCGGGGGGCGGGGCGTCAGCGTCAATCGGCTTGGACATCGGCTTCTGCGGATCCCTCGTCCAGCACGCCGGGTCGAGCCACGTCGGAATCGGGCGCTGTGGTAGCCGCTCCCCCGGCATCTCCGAGGCGAGCACGAGCGCTGCTTGTTCGGTGACGGAGAGGCCGGCCTCGTGGAGCTCGCGGTAGACGATCACCTGCTCGTTAAGCACCAGGCCCCAGCCGCCAGCGAACGGTGCGGCCATGCCCCAGTCGATGCCGAGTCCGCGGCGCACCCCGCCGAGGGGGAGGTCGCCGAGCTGGCCGGCCTCGACGATGCACCTCCCGATCTTGGGGAAGCGCATGCCGGCGAACCTCGACCAGTCGCCATCGCGGAACGCGGCGCGGACGTCGTCGGTCATGAGCTGGAACCGGGTCGTGTACGACGAGTCGAGGGACGGGTTGTCCTTCGCCAGCGACGGAAGGAACCAGCGTTCGAGCACGCGCCCGGTGTCGGTGGTGACCGGGAGCCCGGTCTCGACGTCGACGATGGGGATCGGGGTGCGTCCGAGGGGTGCGGGGTCGTAGAACGCTTCCTTGGTGCGGCCGTGGCCGATGCCGCCGGGGTTGGATCCGCGGCGGATGCCGATGACGGGGATGCGGGCGTCGCCGGAGCGGACGCGGAGGGCGAGGATGTCGAGGGCCTCGGGGTCGATGAGGGTGCTCTCGTCGACGATGAGGTACTGGCACTCGCCACGGATCGACGCTGCGGCTGCGGTGTTGGGGGCGTGGAGGAACCGGACGCGCGAGCCGTTGGGGAGGCGCAACGTGTAGTTGCCGCCGTTCCATCGTCCGCCGATCGCCGCGGCGAAGCCCATGCGCTCGAGGCGGGGGACGATGTCACGGGTGATGTCGGTGTAGGTCTCGCGGACGAACCACACCTCGATGCCGGGGTAGCGGTGGGCCTTGGCGAGCGCGTCGTGGAGGAGCGCCTCGGTTTTGCCGCCACCCATCGCGCCGCCGAAGAGGACGTCCCAGGGTCCGCCGTCGGCGAACGGTCTGATCTGGTGGAACTCGGCCTGGGGGCCGGGGTGGGGGCGGTAGCCGAGGAGCTCGAAGACGTGCGGCGCCGGCGGGGGGTCGACCTGGTCAGCGGCCAGCGCCCACGGGTCGGTCGTCGTCACGGATCGAACGGCTCGAGGAGCGACAGGTCCCACGAATCGTGCACGCCGTCCTCGTCCGTCGAGCCGGCGTAGCTGTCGAGGAAGTCGACGAGACGGGCACGTGGGAGCGTGCCGGCCATCTGGAAGATCAGGTCGTCGTCCCATTGGCCTGCGCCGGGATGCATCCCGGAGGTGCCGGTCGCGTCAGCCCTCGCCAGCCGGGCCTCGACTTCGGGACGCGCGTGCTGCTCCTTCTTCTCGTCTTGCTCGACCAGGAGCTCGAGGATCTCGGCGCGGGTGCCCCACCAGGTTGGACCGTCGACACCGGTCGACCAGAGGCAGTACAGGTCGCGTTCCGGTGTGGCCTTGAGGACGTAGGTCGGCATCAGCGCGGCCGCCGTCGTGTGCCGAACCGCATGAGCCAGCGGACTTCCGGGTCGTCGAGCAGCTCGGGGTGCGCCTCGACCTCCCGGGCCATCCAGGCGATCCCGGCGCGCGCCCCCAGGTAGACGACGAGCACAGCGAGCATCACGAGCAGCCACACCACGACCACCATCACAGCACCTCCATCGTTGAAACCATCATGCGACCGCCGCCGGCTGCTTGCGGACGAGGACCATGAGCCGGCGAACGCGTCGGCGTTCGCGTTCGTTGAGGCCACCCCAGATACCGAGCTCCTCACCGGTCGCCAGCGCGTAGGCGAGGCACTCGAGGCGGACGGGGCAGGCGCGGCAGACGCGCTTGGCTTCGGCGGCCTGGTCGCGGGACTCGGCGGTGGGGGGCCACTCGGGGTAGAAGAGATCGGGGTCGACACCACTGCACGCGGCCGCGGCCTTCCAGGGCTGGGGCTGGTACATGCGGGCGAGGGCATGCCCGTTCATCCCGACGGGAAGCTGCGCAGTGGATGACGTCCCGTAGCGGCCGGCCATCAGGTGCAGGCGTCCATCTGCGTGACGGTGATGATGAGCTTCGGCCGCGGCCCACCAGGGGGGCCGACGAACGTCCAGCCCTCGAGGTTCTCCCAGGCCCACTCGACCGCGAGCACGTGGCGGGAGCCGTTGATCGTCTCGACCTCGAGATGCTCGAGCTCGTCCATCAGGCCGCGGGCTCGGGGACGACGATGGTGAGGGTGAGGCGGACCCCGGTCACCGAAGCCGGGGACGGGGTGGCCAGCGGGGAACTCGAGGCGGTGGCGTTCGGCGCCTTCGAGTTGGATCTCGACGAGGATCCGTTCGGGGAGCTGGTCGATGGCGGTGACGACGCCGGTCCAGGTGGGGTTGCCGAGCTCGGCCATCAGGTGTGCCTGCTCTCGCTGATGGCGAGGTCGTAGGCGGCCAGCATGCGGACGGCGGACTCCTCGCTGGGCTCCAGGGCGGCGAAGAACGCGAACACCGTGTCAGCGAGGGCAGCGGCGGCCTCCTGTTCGAGGGCGTGGGTGCGCATGCCGTAGGCGGTGAGCATGAGTCGGACGGGCCGGGATCGTTCGCTGGCCACTAGTCGAGGACCTGGTCGATGGCGTCGAGGGTGGCTTCGTCGTCGCGGTGACGGACGAGCCAGCCGGCCTTGTCCGGCGCCGAGGCCGCGGTGCTCGAGCCGGGTGACGAGCTCGTCGTCGCTCAGGCCTTCCCACCAGTAGCCCATCAGCGGCCTGGCCTCGCCATCCACTCGAACACCGCGAGGCTGGGCGCGAGTGACACGGCCTGGTCCGTGGTGACGTCGAACCACAGGTAACACCGGGTCGCGCGTTCCATGTGAGCGTCGCCGCCGACGGCGCGGGCGCGTTCGAGTATCGCTGCGTGCTCCTGGGCGCGGGCAATCGTTTTGGACAGGCCGAGGGCGCCTCGTCCGACTGAGGCGAGAGCGCTCACGGCGTGCTCGTGGTCGTGGCCGGCTCGGCTTCCGCGGTGACGACGTACACGCGGGGCGGCGGCTCGTCGACGTTGGCCTGGCCGAGCAGGAAGGCGACGACGGCGAGCCCACCGACCGCGGCCCACGCGAACGCCACCGCGAACACAGCGCGCCACCCCGGACGGTCGGCGGGGACCGGAGCCCGTCCAGCGGCCATCGCTGCGCCGGCGGCCCGGGCACGGAGCAGCTGAGACGACGGCTGCCCCGCAGGGACCGTCGACGGGTCGACACCCAAGTCCCGCGCCCACTGGTCACGCGGCGCCGGGTGCGATGGGTTCGGCCGCTGGTCGTCGCCCGCGATCGGATCCTCACGCCAGCGCGTCCGCCGGATCCCGTCACGGCCACCGCGCACCGGTCGTCCTCCCATGGTCATCCTCCTCGTGTTTCGGTCACATCGATCACCCGCGCCTGCTCGATCGCAGAACGCATCAGCCCACGGGACAGCTCCGCCACCTCCGCGGCCAACGCGGCGGCCACCCCCCGCTCCGTGAACGCCGCCACCACCGCATCCACCGCGAACTGCAACGCCCCAGCCAGCTGCCCCGCCGTCGCCTCCGCGAGCTCGACCTGCCGCCGCTCGAACCCCGCATCCAGAGCCAGCTTCGACAACCGCGCCGCCTCACGAGTCCACTCCCGAAGCTCCCGGCCGAGATCACCCTCCAGCGCCGACTCGCCCTGCTCGGCCACCCGAACCTCGAGCACGCACGCGACCGCCCACGCCCGCCACACCTGATCCAGCAGCACCGCCTCCGGGCCCCGACGCGCCACGTCCTCCTGGAGGTCAGCGAGGACCTGGCCCAGCTCGTGCTCCACCCGCCGCTCCTCCAGCCGCCGCGCCGCCGCGCCCTTCGCCTGGGGCGACCTCCCTCCATGGGTCCCACACACCCGCTGCCCCGCCATCGGCGCCACCCCACACGGCCCACCCCGCCGGTTGTGCGCTGCGCACCGCTCGTGCACCTGCCCGCACCGCTCACAGACCTCGACGGCCGGGACCATGCTCACGGGTTCGCCTCGAGCCACGACTCCGCCCACGGACGACCCAGCACCGTGAGCCGGAGCTTGCCCTTGGCCGCCCGGTCGACGACGCCGAGATGGCCGAGCGCGCTGAGGAGCCCGGTGGCGGTACCGGCCGCGCAGCCCGTGGCGGCGATGGCCCTGGCAGCGATGGGTCCGCGAGCGACCTTGCCGCCCATGAGGTCGGTGAGGATGGACCGGACGACGGCGATGGACAGGTCGCCCCAGAGGTCGGGGTTGGGGTCGGTCATCGTGGGGCCGTCGGGGGAGCTACACGCCCCTCCCCCCTAAAGGGGGAGAGGGTCGCGTCCGTGGCTGGTGTCCGGAGTGGCTGTGGGGTGGCAGTGGCTGTGACCTGGGCTTTTGCGAAAAGTGGACGTGGATGTCCGTGGATCGTGTCCGTGGAGTGTCCGTGGATGTCCGTGGATGGTGGCAGTGGCTGTGACCTGGGGTTCTCGTTTTGGGGTCGGTAATGAGAATGGGTCCGACCCCCCCTATCAATGGGTGACTCAAGTTGCATCAGAACTCCTCTTCGAACGGCACCGGTGGGGTGTCGTCGGTGGGCTCGTCGGGGGGTGGTTCGAGGTCGTGGAGGGGGGGCTGGTCGGGGTCTGGGTGGCGGGTGTCGATGGGGTAGAAGCGGGCGGGGGCGACGGTGCCGTCGGGTTGGCGGGTGTCGGTCTGGACCTTGTGGGCCTGGCCGAGGCGGACGAGGTTCTCGAGGCGGCGTTGGGCCTTCTTGCGTTCGTTGTCGGTGGGCTTGTCCTTCTCGAGCCAGGCGCGGGCGACGTCGGTGGCGGTGACGCCGTTGGGGCGGTGGCGGAGGTAGGCGACGATGTCGAAGCCCTTGAAGACGGTGGTGGCGCCGGTGTGGTGGTCGTGCTCGACCTTGAGGGGGCCGACGTCGGAGGCGGGCTGCTTGAGGTGGTGGAGCTCGACGATGGAGTCGCCGGCGGCGCCCCAGAGGAGGAGGACCGAGCCGGCGCCTGCGCTGATCCAGGTGGAGCCGTAGAGGTCCTCGAGGGTCTTGGGGCGCTTGCCGTCGGTGCCCTTGCGCTGGTGGTGGAGCGCGAGGACGTCGATGTCGTTGGCGATGGCGAGCTGCATGGCCTGGTTGAGGCCGGCGCCGACCTCGTCGTCGGACAGGCCGATGGCCATGTCCTTGAGCGAGTCGAGGACGACGGTGTGGGCGCCGGCGCGCTGGGCGAGCTCGACGAGGAGGGACGTGTTCTTGGCGAGGTCGCCGGGGGGCGGTCCGGTCCAGATCTGGAGCTGGTCGTCGAGGATCTGGCGGTCGGCGGTGGTGAACACGCGGGCGAGGGCACGGCGGATCTGTTGGGGCCGGTCTGACGCGAGGTAGAGGACGCCGCCGCGGTCTTCGGGCTGGACGGGCCAGCCGAGGACCTGGTCGTCGAGTCCGAGGCGTGCGCGGAGGAGCTGGGCGCAGAGGGTGGTCTTGCCGACGCCGGGCGGTCCGGTGAGGAGGCATGGTTCGCCGGCGGCCCAGAGGACCTCGTGGTCGCGTCCCCAGATCGCGGGGGGTGTGGCTGGTGAGTCGAGGAGCCAGGAGCCGGGCTTGAGCCGGTCGCTGCGGCGGGTGGGGGCACCGGCGTCGAGGAGGGGCCCGAGGAGGGCGTAGGCGGCGTCGGGGCCTTGGGTGCGGACGGTGCGGAGGAGCTCTTCGCCGGCGTAGGCGAGGGTGCGGGCGCGCCAGTGGTCGCGGACGATGTCGGCGTAGGTCGGGGCGCCGGACGCGGCGGGGCATTCGGCGAGGATCTCGGCGAGGAGTACGGGCCCGCCGGCCTGGTCGAGGAGGCCCTGGGCTTCGAGGTGGGCGCGGACGGTGAGGGAGTCGATGTAGGACCCGGCGCCGGCGAGCGTGCGGATGGCGTGCGCGATGTGGCCGTGGCCGGGCTTGTAGAACGCGGCCTCGGGGAGCTCGAGGAGCGGGCCGGCGTTGCCGAGCATCGCGGCGCCGAGGAGGGACCGTTCGGCCTGGAGGTCGTGCGGGGGTGCGTCCTGGCGGGGCGGGTGGTGCCCGTTGCGCGACGCCACCCCCGTGTCGTCGGGGGTGTTGGGGACCGGTCGCGCGCCGGGAGGGAGGAGCGGGTCGACGAGATCTGTCACATGGCGACCTCGGCGGTGATGAGGCGCTCGATGAGCTCGTGGGCCTTGGCCTGGAGCTCGACCTTGGTGGGCTCGAGCGCGGCCCTGGCGGCGTCCCCGGCGGCGGCCCAGGCGGCGTCCCTGGCGGCGGCCCTGGCGGCGGCCCAGGCGGCGGCCCAGGCGGCGGCCCAGGCGGCGTCCCCGGCGGCGTCCCCGGCGGCGGCCCAGGCGGCGTCCCAGGCGGCGTCCCAGGCGGCGTCCCCGGCGGCGGCCCAGGCGGCGTCCCTGGCGGCGGCCCGCTTCGCCGCTGCCTCGTCGCGGACTGCCTGCAGGGGGGCCTTGATCGACGGTGCACTTGCCGCAGTGACCTCGGGCATGCCCTCGAGGAGGGCGGCCTGGTCGACGAGCCCGGCGAGGCGCAGCCACGCGGGCGCCTGCACGCGCACGAGCCAGTCGAGAGCGATCCATGAGCGGCGGACCTCGAGCTCGGGTGTGCCGGCGGTGCCGATGAGGCGCGGGATGTACTGCTTGAGCTGCTGCCGATCGCCATCGGGAAGCGCGTCGTTCCAGCCGATCATGAACGCCCGGATCACCGGGGACGCGCACGCAGGGGCGTCGGTGAAGTGCTCGCCGGCCATCAGGGAGACGGCCTCCATCACGCACATGCCCTCGTCGGGGTTCTTGTGCGAGCCGTGCTCGAGGTGCAGGGCGTCGAGGTCGATGGTGGTCGTGGTCATGGTGATCTCCTTTTGCTGGTCTGGTCGTTACGACGCGCTGGCGAGGCGGCGGCCCTTGCGGGCGTCCCACACCCAGCCGGGGATGGTCTCGAGCAGCGCGGTGCGCTCGGTGGAGAGCTCGCCGGCGGCGTAGGCGCGGCGCTGGTTGTACGCCCATGCGCTGAGGCCGAACCCGTCGACGTCGTCGGTGGGCAGGAGCAGCTCGCCGTCGGCGGTCTGGCGTGCGGGTGCGATGCGCTCGAGCAGCTCGAAGGCGCGCGCCCAGCCTTCGTCGTGCGGTATCCACGTCCACCCGGGGAGGGCCTCGAGGCGGGCGATGCGCTCGGGTGAGAGGGTGCTGGCCGCGCGGCGGCCGCGGTAGGACTCGCGCTGCTTGGCGACCCAGGTGCCGAGGCGGTAGCCGTCGTCGAGGCGGAGCGACTGGGGTGGCATCCCGCCGTTGGTGGCCATCCACTCGGCGCAGCGGGAGAACCCGTCTTCCCACATGTCGGTGCTGACCTGCTTGAAGTCGTCGACCCACCCGGGGAGCGCGCGGAGCCGGGCGGCCTGGTCGGGGGTGCGCCGCCCACCCCGGATCTTCCCGCGCTCCTTGGCGGTCCACTTGCCGAGGTCGAAGCCGTCTTCGGCGCAGTCGCCTTGGGAGGGGTGGGCGTGTCCGTTGGCGGCGGCCCACCGCTCGAGCTGGGCGAAGTGCTCTTCCCACCACGCGGCGCGCGGGTCCCAGGTCCAGCCCGGCAGCGCTTCGATCGCCGCGACGCGGTCGGGGAATCTGGTGAGCCACGCGTCGTCGTTGGGCTTCACGCCGGCGCGGATGCCCCACAGGAAGTTCCCGACCTTGACGTCGTGCCATTCCTCGAACTGGGTTGGGTACCGGCCGTGGGAGCGGACGAACTCCTCGAACACGTCGAACTTCTCCCACCAGGCTTCGTCGCGGGCGTTCCACATCCAGCCGGGGAGCTTCTCGAGGGCGTCGACTCGTTCGGTTGCGAGGAGCCCGCGGCGGTGCAGGGTCCGTTGGCGCGATACCCACTGGCCGAGGGTCGAGGTCGTGTCGGCGGTCATGGTGACCTCGGCGGACTGTGGGATGCGGCAGTGGCCGTGTTCGGCGACCCAGGCCTGGAGCCTCCCGTAGGCCTCGTCCCAGGAGGCGGTGGCTTCGCGGACCAGGTGGAGGGCCATGGCGCCGGCGAGGTCGCCGACGGCCCCGCCGGGGAGGTGGAGCTCGACGCGGGACTGCAGGAGCCCGCGGGCTGCCCTGGCGCGCATGGCGTAGACGAGCTCTGGTGTGGCTTCGGGGTCGATCGACCGGCGTGCGTTGCCGCGGCGGATCGCGTCGAGGCGGCCGCCGAGCTCGGTGTCGTAGGTGCGCAGGGCACGGAGGACGCCGGCGACGAGGCCGATGGACCGCTCGTCGATGCCGGACATGGGGTCGTCGATCGCGGCGCCCTCGTCGACGAGGACGGGGAGCAGGACGGTGCCGACCTTGGTGGTGCCTGTCGGCCGGCGCAGGGCGCGGCCGGTGGCCTGGAGGACGTCGACCTCGCTGTTCTTGGGGTCGACGATGGCGACGGCGTCGAGCTCGGGGAGGTCGACGCCTTCGCCGAGGGCTTTGGCGTTCGCGAGGACTCCCCAGGTGGTCCGGTCAGCGAGTCGGGCGAGGAGCCGGTCGCGGATCCGGACGGAGGTGTCGCCGCTGATGTAGCCGGCCCAGCCCGGGCGGATCGGGCGGATCCCCGGCAGTAGGTCGGCGACGGCGCCGACGAGGCGGCTGAACGACCGGGCCCGTTCGACGCGGGTGTGGAACGACACGCACGACGTGAGGCGCATGGTGCCCATGGCCTCGACGATGGCGATCGCCCCGGCCAGGAGGTGCGGGTCGACGCCTTCCATGTCGGGGTGCTCGGCGATCTTGTCGAACACGTGCCGGTCGACCGCAGCGACGACGACGCGGTAGTCGGCGATGACGCCGGCGTCGACGGCGTCGGACAGGGACAGCTCGTAGACGCGCGGCCCGAAGGCGGCGTGGTCGTCCATGGAGACGACGTCGACGTCGGGCCCGGACCGCTTCTTGAGGAACCGGCGGGGTGTGGCGGTCATGTACAGGGTGCGGTCGCAGAGGATCTCGCCGCGGACGATCGCGGCGAAGGTCTTGTCGGCGTCGCCGGCGAGGTGGTGGGCCTCGTCTGCGATGACCAGGTCGAAGCAGACCCGGGAGGCGATGAGGACGTCGGAGGACTGGTAGGTGCCGAACACCACTCCCCCGCCGGCCGCGAACTCCGAGACGCGGTCGGGGTCGGTCGTGGCCTCGAGGCCCGAGCCGCCGGTGTCCGAGCAGACGGCGAGCATGGGGGTGTCGGCCCACCGCTCGTCGGCGCGCCAGGCCGCCGCGCTCTGGGTGACGAGCGCGAGGCTGGGCATGAGTACGAGGACGGTGCGCGCCTGGAGCTCTGCGGCCGCGGCGAAGGACACCCAGGTCTTGCCGGATCCGGTGGCCATGGCGATCTGGCAGATCCCGCCGTCACGGATCGCGTCGACGATGGCGTCGACGGCCTGCAGCTGGTGCGGCCAGGGCTTGCGGATCCGGCGGACGTCGAGGCGGGTGGGGGGCTCGTGGTCGGCGCCGGACTCGCGCCACGCGATGTGGGCGTCTTCGCCGGTGACACCGAGCAGGCCGGCCTCGCGCAGGACGTTGCGGAGCCGGAGCCGCGCCGCGCTCGAGGTGCCGCCCCACACGCCCTCGCGTTCCCCGTAGGCCAGCGCGGCGCCGAGGCACTCGGCCTGCACGGCGCAGCGCTCCTTGCAGTCCTCGACGACGTGCTTGGAGTCCTGGCCCCGCCCGGGGAAGTACGTGTCGGTGTGCTCGGTGCGGCACGAGGCCCAGCTGATCCAGTCGGGAGCGGTCTCGTCGGGACCGCCGCCGAGCGCGATCTGGACGGCGTCGAGGAGCACGTCGACGTCGACGTCCGCAGCGTCGGCGGCGGCCTGCGCGAGGTGCGGGGCGAGGACTGTCACCGCTGCTCCCACCAGGCGACCCACGCGCCGGCGTAGAGACCGGACCAGCCAAGGCGCTGGATGGTGCCGGACCGGGCACCGCGACGCAGGAGCTCGAGCGTCGCGGCCGCCCGGTCCGTCATCGGCAGGCCCTTCGCGGTGGCCCCCGACAGCACGGCTTCCACGGCGGCGTCGACCGCGCCACGGTTGACCAGAGCGGGGTCGGCTGCGAGCTCGGCGACGCGCCGGGCCGCGCCCGCCCGCTGCTTCTCGGCGATCTCGTCCTTGTTGGCCTCGCGGTACGCCCGCTTCTTCTCGGCGATCTCGTCCTTGTTGGCCTCGTAGTACGCCCGCTTCTTCTCGGCGATCTCGTCCTTGTTGGCCTCGCGGTACGCCCGCTGCTTCTCGGCGATCTCGTCCTTGTTGGCCTCGCGGTACGCCCGCTGCTTCTCGGCGATCTCGTCCTTGTTGGCCTCGTAGTACGCCCGCT